ATATATGGACATTACAAAAACTTCTGTGACTATGAACGACAACGCAAATCATTTTTGGAAATACAACGAAGACAAAATTCTAAAACAACTAGAAGAATATATCAAAGGAACATATAGGCAGCATTATGTTGATCGAACTGGTGGTGGTACAGAACAAACTTTAGATAAAATCAAACATAATCGTCGTGAAGGATTCTGTGCAGGCAATGTAACCAAATACATTGATAGGTATGATACCAAGGGAACTCCAAGGGCAGATTTATTTAAAGTTCTCCATTATACAATTCTTCTTATTAACCATCTTAACCTTATTGAAAACAAATGAAATTATCAAGTGAAACTATCCTGATTCTAAAGAACTTTGCTTCTATTAATCAGTCGATCTATATTAAATCTGGCAATAAGTTAAGAACTATGTCTATGATGAAGAATGTTCTTGCTGAAGCAGATGTAACAGAAGAATTCCCAAAAGATTTTGCAATCTACGATCTAAATCAATTTCTGAATGGAATTAGTCTACATGATAGCCCAGAGCTAGATTTTACAAACGATTCTTATCTGATTATTCGTGAAGGTAAGAAACGAGTGAAATACTTTTTTGCTGACCCATCAGTAATTGTTTCTCCCCCAGAGAAAAGTATTTCACTGCCTACTGAGGATGTTCATTTTGAACTAGAGCATTCTCAACTTGAAAAGCTCCTCAAAGCATCTGCTGTATATCAATTACCAGACTTGGCAGCAGTAGGAGAAAATGGTGTAATTAGTCTGGTAGTCAGAGATAAAAAGAACGATACATCAAATGAATTTTCTGTTATTGTTGGTGAAACTAACAATGACTTTACTTTAAATTTCAAGGTAGAAAATATTAAAATTCTTCCTGGATCTTATGATGTTTTAATCTCTAATAAGCTACTTTCTAGATTCACCAGCAAATCTAGATCTTTGAGTTATTATATTGCTCTAGAACCTGATTCGACTTTTGGATGATAACATTTGTAAACATTCTTTTTATAAATAATTTTATAGTCAGAAAGTAATCAAATGTATTGTTTAGAATGCAATTCGTCTTTGGGTAAAAGACAAAAAAAGTTTTGCTCTCGTAAATGTATGAATGTACATAATGCTCGTATATTTAGGGAGCAACACAAAGAAGATAACCCAGAAAAATGGCGTATTTGTGATGTATGTAATATTCAAAAAAATATATGGAAATTTTCTTTATTAGATAAGACAAGAACAACAACAACAGAACACAGAACAACTTGTAAAAATTGTTCTAGAGCACATAAAGAAAAAGAAAGAAGAGAAAGACATTGGAAAATTAATGCGTCTAAAATTTTATATAAAAATATAAAATCTAGATGTAAAAGACTTGGTAGAGAGTTTTCTATAGATTTAAAAGATATTATAATCCCAGAGAAATGTCCTGTATTTGGATTTGAATTGAAAAGAGAAAACAGAGAAACTTGGATGTGTGCTCCTAGTGTAGATAGAATTGATAGTTCTAAAGGATACATAAAAGGAAATGTTATAGTTGTTAGTAGGAGAGCAAATATCCTTAAAAGAGATGCTACACCCGATGAATTGAGAAAACTTGCTAATTATTATGAACATCTTTGCAACAAACAAATTTCCAGCGGAGAGTGCGATTTCACTCCCAGACAAATTGGTGATTAAAATGCCTCTTGAATCATGTCAAATGCTTTCCATTGTAGCATCAAAGTGGTATCATAATTATGGGTCACTTCATAAAAAGGATGGAAATCCTTATGCTACTGAAAAAGGTGCTTTTCGGAATCATCCTTGCACTCAGTGGGCAGCAAAATCTATTGATAATGCCTACTGGTTGATTAAACATGGAATGAATCTCTGTGACGAATTTCAACTTCGCTATGGCAAGGTTCATTCGTGTTATAATACTCTTTTGGAGGCATACTATTTGTTCCCAAAGGGAAAATTGACCAATGTGACACCATTTGCAAGAGCAATGCCTGATGAATTTAAGTATGATACTTCAATAGACACATTTGAAGCATACAAAAGATACATTGCTTCAAAAATTTGGGTAAAGGATAATTATCTTCGTATGCCCGAAAGACGACCTGAATGGATATGATTATGACTGAACTAGACTATAAAATTGAAGAGTGTTTTGAACCAAAAAATATGAAGGTATATTTCCTTGTTTATTCTTTGAAACCAACTCCAAGTATTATCGGTCCTCAATTTGATACTCTTGAAGAAGCAAAAGAGTGTGTTAAGATGTGTAGAAAATATAAAGACAGAGTATTTCATTATGTAGAGTGATTAATCCAAACTACACTAAATGTCGTTTGGTTATAAATAATATTAGTTACAACTCTTCTAATGGAACTCGACGGAATTATCTACAAACAATCAAAAACTTATCCCGACATTTATGTTAGTGCTTGTGGTAAAATTCTAAATGTAAAACCTATTGGAAGAGTTGATAAAAGAGATGGATATGTTGTAGTTCGTGAAAAACGACTACATCAACTTGTGGTAGAATGTTGGGGAGAACCAAGACCAAAAGGTAGAGATTGGTGTATAGACCATATTGATGAAAACAAAACCAACAACAAAGTGGAAAACTTAAGATGGTTGCCTCGTTCAGAAAACACAAGAAGGTCTCAAGTTGGAAGAGTAAATCCAAGAAAAGCAGTAGTTCAAATGGAGGATAATGTAAAACAAAAAATTAAAGATCTTTCGGAGCAAGGATTGTCTCAAAGAAAGATTGCTGATATTATGGGTAAAAACCAACGAAGTATTTGGAATGTATTGAATGGAGTTTATTAATGAGTGACAATTTTTTGTGGGTGGAAAAGTGGAGACCAAAAAAGGTAGAAGATTGTATCCTTCCAGAGGACACTAAAAAAACTTTTTTGGATTTTATCAAAAAAGGTGAAATTCCTAATCTTCTTCTTTCGGGTCCTCCTGGTATTGGCAAAACTACGATTGCAAAAGCATTATGCGAACAGTTAGGAGCAGATTACTATGTCATCAACGGATCCGACGAAGGGCGTTTCTTGGATACTGTCAGGAACCAAGCAAAGAACTTTGCTTCGACCGTATCACTTCAAGCAAATGGTAGGCACAAAGTCATTATTGTGGATGAGAGTGACAACACAACCGCAGATGTTCAACTCCTACTGCGGGCGAATATTGAGGCATTTTATAACAACTGTAGATTCATATTCACTTGTAACTACAAAAACAAAATCATTGAACCCCTTCACTCTCGTTGTGCTGTGATTGACTTCACAATCAAAGGGAAAGAAAAAACTAAGTTGGCAGGATCATTTTTCAAGCGTCTACAGAATATCTTAGATGAAGAACGCATCGACTATGATCAAAAAGTCCTTGTTGAAATTATATCCAAGCACTTTCCAGATTTCAGACGAGTCCTTAACGAATGTCAAAGATATGCGGTGGGGGGTAAAATTGACGCAGGCATTCTTGCATCTTTCTCAGACATCTCTGTAGATGAGTTGATTAAATATCTTAAAGAAAAGAACTTTACAGAAGTTCGAAAGTGGGTAGTATCTAATTTGGATAATGATGCTAATTTGATTCTTCGTAGGGTTTATGATTCTTGTTATAATCATTTGACACCACAGACAATTCCTGCTGCAGTTCTTGTAATTGCAAAGTATCTCTATCAAAGTAGTTTTGTTGCTGATCAAGAAATTAATCTTTTGGCAGCATTAACTGAAATAATGTGTGAGTGTGAGTTCAGATGAATCCTTATAAAATTAATAAAGTAACTCTTTATGAGTATCCAGTAAAAACAACTCCTGAAAATGTAAAAGAAGCAAATGAAGGATTATTTCGTGCCACAATGAATCTTCCCGCTGCCGCAAAGCATTGTGGCATGACTCAGAAAGAAATGAAACTCACTTTTAGAGAATATTTGAAGTATCATCCTATTGATTATGAAAACAATGATTGATTTCTTAAAAGTTATTGAGATAGATAAATTATCCAAACTTCTTTCTACCCTAACAGGTAATACTGATCCCACTCAATATTTTGATGTTGGCAGGATGATTGAGTTAGCATATGAAGCATACAGCAATGGAAATCTTAGAAGAGTTAATTTAACTGGGAGGGATTTGGTAGATAGAAATAATACTACATATGAGTCCAAAAAAGTAACCTTTGGGAATAAGTCTGAGAGAGCAGTAAGGGGGGTGGTTGTAAAAAATGGTAGAGGAAAAGATAAAGATGTATCAAATTTTATTCCAGCAGATTACTACATTTTTAGTGATCCTGATAAATTAAAAGCTTGCTGTGTTCCTGGATCAATGTTATACAATATCAGAAAGTCTGGTAGTAATGATCTTACCGCAAGTTGTGATCCTGAACCAGAACATTTTTTTCTTAACGGTGGACCTTTTTCTAATAGAAATTACTTTTTGGAAAAGGATGCACTTATTATGAATTTTATTGAGAGTATCGAATGAAGTCTTACTCTCAGAAGTCGCTTAAGACCCCTTGCCGATACCCCGGAGGAAAGTCCCGTGCCTGCGTCAAGATGGATGCTTACTTTCCAGATCTCCGCAACTATGATGAGTTCCGAGAACCATTTCTGGGTGGGGGAAGTGTTGCGATTCATATCACCAAGAAATATCCTTATCTGGACATTTGGGTCAATGACCTTTACGAACCTCTTGTAAACTTCTGGCAACAACTCCAGATGTTTGGGTATGATTTAAAAAGTGAATTGGTAGATTTAAAAACAGCAAATAATACACCAGAACTTGCAA